CATAAAGCCTAAAGCTTAATGTACTGTTTTAGGTGTTTCAAATGTGTCGAAGTTGTAATCATCATCTTCTCCTACAAATTCTGAATCCATTTCTTCAGCAATATCTAATATTCTATCTATATCTTCTGGCGTCAGCCCAGGGCTTAATGCTAACTTAGCATCTGTTTTATCAATCTTTTCTAACACAACTTCATAGTAGTGTGCCAACTCAACAGTTGCTACAGATATAACAAGAACTTTATCTTTTAGAATATAAAATTCTTTATCTTGTGTGAATGGAATCCATCTACATAATGTTGTATCTTCCTTTAACCCATGTTCTGTCATACGAGGCGTTGTAACCATCTCTAATGGGTTAGCAATTCTCATATGATTGTCGTCAACAGATATTGTGCCAATCAATAGACTTCCGTCCATCAACTTCACTAATCTGTAATCAGTCGGGTGTGTAGGTTCATTTATTGTTTCCATACTTATATTTATCAGTCCTTGAGGTCTATGCTGTGCATTTCGTAATCAAATTCTTCTTCTGTGTAGATGTTTATTCTCTCTTGAAAGTGTTTAAGAGTAAAGTTTTCTTTTGACTTCCATGTCATATCATCTGCAATATCATACAATGTAGCATCAACTTTGTTCTCACCAAGTCTTAGACCACGACCAATCGATTGTAGATTTCTTACTCTACTTTTAGATGGACTTGCAAAGATGATATTATGTAGATTCTTAATATTGACACCAGTAGAAAATGTGCCATAACTTGCAACAATGATAGCATCTTTTTCTTTCTCTACGATACCTCGAATTGTTTCTCTCTCATCAGCCTCTACACCACCAAAAATATAAAAGACTTTTCTACCATCAGCTGCCTTCTCTTTAATTATCTCATGTAAATTCTTACCATGTTTCTCTACAAGTTGAAACAATACAAGTGTGTTGCCTTCTAATTTGATAGCAAGATTACGAATGAAGTTTTGCCTTGAACGGCTACTTACAAGATAGTCAATCTCATCCTGATACTTGCCTTTTGAAATCATTTGACAATGTTCTGGTGTATGTTTCAGAATCAGACAACGAACAGTCAGTTGTGATAGTTGTTTCTTATCCATCAGTTTCTTCGTTGATGTAACTTTATTGACAGCCCCAAACAATCCCTCTAACACAAGTTTATGTGTCTGAGCACCATCAAGTGTTCCTGTCAACCCGATTCGATATTTACAGTCTGTCAGTTTAGACATAATCTCTGTCAATGATTTTGATTTAAACAGATGTGCCTCATCACCAAACACAACACCGAACTGGTCAAAATATTCTTTCGGCAATCGAAACAAACTCTGCCATGTTGATATCAAAACTCTCTTGTCAGTAACATTTGAATACCCACTATACAATCTATGACAATACTTTTCTACATTCCAACCATACTCTTTAAAGTCAGAATACATTTGCTCTACGAGTGAAGTTGTCGGCACGATTAGAAGTATTCGATTGTTGTTATCGTCTTTGATTAGATGTGTATAGTATCGAATAAGTGAGTAAATAATAAATGACTTACCACTTGCAGTCGGACTTAACAGTAACGCTCTATTGAATTTTAAACTATGCAAGATAGCATCGACCTGATAATCTCTTGCTTCAAACTTCTGGCCGAGGCTGTTAGAAAACTTCTCAACAAGTTCTCTTGATACTTTGTTTTCTATTTCAACATCTTTGCCACAGACAACATTGTAATCTCTTTCTTCTGCAAACGCCTTGATATATGGGTACAATCCAAAATATATTTCTTTTGTCTTTTGATTGAACATTCGTATCTTGCCGTCCCACATACGATTGCGAAAGGCAGGCATGAATTTATATCCAGGCACATAGAATGTGAAGAACTCTGATAGCTCTCGTTGAATACTTGGGTCAGCATCAACAGTCAAATATACTTCGTCTTTCTTCTCTAAGATGAGAGTTTCCATTTACATAATCCAAGTCATTATACTATATCTGTTTCCTGATATCACTTGTTTAACTTCGTGTGGGTACATAAAGTTAGAAGGAAAAACAATGGCAGAACCTTGTATCTTCTCAATATACTTGTCGCCACAGAGAACAAACTCACCGCCCTCGTAGTCATCATTCAAAAATAACAATGATGTCAGATGTGGGTATCCTTGTTTCTGCCCATGACTGTGATGTATATTATCAATATGACTTTGCATGAACCCGCCAGCTGTGTATCGATTGATTCTGAAGTCTGTATAGTCTATTGATTTTATATTTGTATGCACACTAGTATAATCGTCTACACAATAATCAAAACCTTCTTTGATTTCTTTATAGTAGGGTGATGGTTTGCCAATCCAGTATTCTTGCATTGATACTTTAGAATCGCCTGTGTTATTGTATGCGGTTGCAAATGTAGAGTCTTTCCACTCTGCTGTTGTTTCGTAACGATTGATTATCCAATCACAAGTTTTTGAATCTAAAACATCTGGATAAAAAAATATGTAATCAGAAAGTTGCTGACTGGTATTCATTATGTTCTCCTACTTCTCCCTTCAATTGTACATTCCACGCAATACTAATGCGATTCTTTTCTGATATATTCTGTGGCACCCAATGTTGTAACCATGACGGAAAAAATACGGCACGATTTGTCTTTGATGCAAATGATAGTAAGTTTGAATTGTTGTGTGTTTTGTTTGTCTTTTTAGGCACCATCACATCAGAAGATGGCCTTGGGTCAAAGAATTGTATCCCTGCGGCCTTATCTGAATACAAATAGTAGACACCACTTAGAAAATTATTTGAGTGGGTGTGTGGCGGATGCACTTCGCCCTTTCTTAATACATTTCCCCACATATCAGTAATTGCAATATCTTCTACTGCATAATCTAAAGTTTCAAGTATTTCTTTACTCGTATCTAATACCATATCTGCAAATATTTTAAACTCAACTTTAGTGTGCAAGTCTGGTTCTGTTTGCCAATTAACAGTATTCGACCTTTCTTGCCATAGCTTTTGAATATAGTTCTTCATATACAAGGAAGTTTCTTCAAACAGAAAATCGTCTTGTACAAAAATGTTTGTTGCAAATACTTGATGTCTATCCATTACAATGCGCCACTCGTAAATCTTGCCCAATCAATAGCATTTTTAATTACAAAGTTTCGACTGTTGATGCTTCGCAACAACTGTTCAAGATAGTTTACTACTTGTCGTAGATATGCTTCTTTCTGGTCTGCCTTTTGTAGTTCTTCATCAGAGTCCATATAGATGTGAACATCTGCCTTGAGTATTTTCAAGTCAAATGGTTTCTCTTTATAAACTGATGGGTCTGATTTACCTGTATAGTATTCCCACTTCTGTCGTTTAAGAACTCTATGGTCATACTCTGCCTTCTTTAGAAGTAAAGAAAACTTGTTAAAGTGTTGTAGGTATTTGTTATGAAGTATTGGTATGTTTATTGATTCTGAGCCTAAGTCAGTTTCGTCTATTTTTAAATCTCTGTTAGCTGATTCTTGCAATTCTTCTAGTGTCATATTATATCCATTATTTAAGTATATCTATTATATTTATACGCCCACAAAAAGTGGGTATTTCAAGTGTTACAGTTGAACTATTTCATAGTACATGTAACTAAAATCTACAGATGCTTGTAGATAGTTCACATCACTTGCCTGCACATCATATGATAGTGAGCCAAGAGATGTTGGGAAAATATTGTGAAATCTTATTTCGACTTTTGCAATGTTCTTACTATTCAGTATCGTCAATGTAGCATCTGAATATGTACCGCCATCTGGTACTGCATTATTGTTTGGTGAGTTTGTAGTTTGGCCAGGGAATCTATCTGTGCCTGTATCTCTCAAAGTTGAGAATTGATTGTGATTCTGTGGTGCGCCAAGACCAAGTAACCAGTCGTGTATTTCTTTGTAGTTGTTTAGGTTCTCATCTACAAGAAATGATATACCTAAGTCTTGATAATTTAGTTCATCGCCTGGGAAAGGTATTGATTTGAGAGGCGTA